GATCCTGATGCTAATAAGTTGAATGATAGACTTTTGACTGTTTCGAAAGAAGGAAACAATACTGGAGAAATCTTAGGATCTTCACTCGGCAAAGCAGTTGAGTTTATCCTAGACGTGTCTCTCTGGTTCATTTGGAAATTTTGAACGTAAGTGTGTAACTCATTTCCGGAGTGATCTAGACAGAGATTTTCGTTTTGTCTACCTTCGTAAGAATAGGATCCACTAGGTTCATTAAACCTAAAATAAAGTTTTAAGTCTTCTTGAGCAAAAATCTCTCTGTTCATGTATTTTCTTATGTCAGCTGTTTTTCTAGAAGAATTAAAAAATCTGAAATCGTCTAAAGATCCTGAAAGAGTGGCAGTGGGTGTGAACTCATTTCCGCTATATGTGTGTATAGATCCGGATCCTATAGTAAAATTAGAATTCTCAAAATCAATATTTGAAAGTGAAACTTTGTTTGAGCTGGTAACTTCTCCTTCACCGTTCACTAGTATCTTGAGTTTGTCAGTGTCACCTCTGTCGTAAATTGCTGCTATGTGTAAAAACTCTCCCTTAGAAATCGAAGTTCTTGTTAAAGTTTGACTTTTCGTCTCATCACTTACAATAAAAACTAGGTCAGTCAATCCATTTGGAGAGCTTGTTGAGTTAGAATTAGACAATGCTAATGTAAATCCGTACGAATCGGTGTTGATTCTTTGTGCTATTATTTCATTTTGATTGGAAGAACCACTAGGAACATAGAGATTAAATTCCAAAGTAAAAGGTGTATCGTTTATCGATAAAACAGACTCGCCGGCGGATTTTTTTGTGTTTATTGAACTTCCGCCGCCTTTTGTATCTGCTACAGAAAGGTAAGTACCAGGATTACTACCGTCTCTATCAAATATTAAAAATCCTGAATGTTTTGGAAATAAATCAAATACGTGCTTTTCAAACCCCGATAATTTATCAAAAAAAGACTCGTATTCGGATCTAGATCCATCAAATGGATACTGATTTATTATTTTTTCAAATGCTATGTGAACCTTGTTTCTAGCTGAATTAAAAAATGTGTGATTTTCAAACTTAGAAAAGTCAACGTTTAACTGTTGTGTATTTTTTAAGGAAGAACCTGCTGGATCAAACCTAAAGGATCCTGTATTATTTACGATTGCAAACGAGTCTTGTGCATTGTCTGCAAGCGTCATTGTGGAGCGACCAGAATAGTTTTTGATTACGCTTGGCTTAAATAGAGAATTTTTAAAAAAATTGTCTTTTCTCATTTTTATTGGACCGTAAACCTAGATCTTTTATCTCTTACGATTTTCCTTATATTTTTATGAACAACTAAAAACTCAAACATGTAAGATCTTCCATAAGGTAAGATGTCAAAATGAAAATCAAAATACATTCCATCTGGGTCTGTAGATAGCCTCGTTGATTCATCTTTCTCTCCGAAGTCGAATATTATGTCCAAGCTATTTGCATCAAGTACTCTATAATAAATCTTATCAAAAACAACAGACTTTTTCTTGATAGGCTTCTTCCTAGCTTTTTCGGAATCTTCTGTATGGTTTATACCAAAAACATGGATTCTTTCCTGATCTTTTTTATCGTAATTGGTTTTGCAATTTACAGAAAATACGTCAATATTGTCGTTAACAGAAGTACTATTGACGTCATCAGACTTAATTGTTAGTGAACCGGTGTAAAAACCTTTTGAACCGTCAGAAGAATACCAATATTCGTCAAAAGTTATCTCTTTCTCTCTTGCGACTAATTTTGCTATTGTGTCTCCTCTAATATATTCTGTAGTGTCTTCAGATGATACTGTAAAGGATGCAGAATACACACCTTTCTTATTGGTTTTGTCTGTGCCTTCCTTGTGACTGGATACATCAATTATCTTGGTGAATCCTCCTTTTACTAGCTTAAGTTTCAAAGAGTTTTCTCCAGATACTTCTGATCCTCCCGAAATAAAATTTGAAAGTGTAGACTTTCTACTGTTTGTCAAGAATATTGTTGAGTTTGTGTCAAAATAGAAATTCTCTCTATCATCCACGACGTAGTCCGGAAAAGATATTTCTAAACGTGGCTGTAGGAGTGGATTTGAAGAGTGTCTAGATGCGAATCTTTTGACAAATCTAGACTTTAAGTCTGTTTCATCGGATCCGCTAAAAGATATTCTAAAACCGTGATCTTCTATCTTTCCGGCTAAAGTTCCTGATATCGCTGGAGTTACATCTATTTCTAAATCTTCATCCCCGGTGATGAAATGCTGAGTTCCATATAAATATTGAACGTCATTAGGATCAGATGTAAGTGATCCTGACCCTATGATATCAATATCATCTGATCCTAGTAAACCTTCATAATTTGCTCCAGAGACATACCAAGCTTGAGGTCTTCCATTTACTATTGAAGATGTTAAGAAATTCACCACGCTTAAATCTTCAAACTTTGATATATCTCTACCTACACCTTCTGTAAATGATCTACTTAACGGATGTGCTATTACATTGAAATCTGACGGTGTTGCGTGACCGGATCGCACATCAAACAATTTAATCTTGGCACTAAAATTTCCATTATTGATGTCAAGCTTTGATGTCATTAAATCTCTTGCTTTTGAAAGATCAAATTTTACCAAAAGTCTCGAGATTTCATTTTGACCACTGACACCATTCAGCTTATTTTCGTCGTAGAGCTTAAATAAATCTAAAGTTCCTGCTCTTCCAACATTAGCATCTTCTGCTCGAAGTTTCTCATCTATTATTTTGTCTGTTATATAAGCGTCAGAGCTAGCTGTACAAAATATCTTCATTTTTACACCGAGTAACCTATAATATCATTTGCTGGATATCTTAGTTCAAAAATTGAACCAACGTCTCCTCTTATTATTCCATTCTTTACTCTGTTTTCAGTTTTAAATGTTGCTGTTGAGTAAATTCTTCCGCCAGAACCCAATCCAAAATGACCATTACTGGACGTAGATACACCTGAGATTGGAACCACTTGTAAATCGTTTATTGAAATAACTCCTCTTGTATTAATGATCACGTTAATAAGGTCATCGATGATTATAGGTTGGTCTATTTGAAAATATTTTGTCTGTAGTGATTCTGCTAAAGCGTTGTTTATTGCTAAGAGAGTCACTTGTTTGTTAACAGACTTATCCAAAAATACTTCATATTTTATTCCGTAGTTTAAAATCTTTGCATCAACAATGTCTATAGCATCAGATATCAGTCTAAATTCATTTAAATACGTACTTAAGTTTTGTTTAAGAGTATCGGGTGATATTGTCAAATTTCCATTTGAATCTAAACTTAGAATATGTAAAACTAAAGAAAGACCGCTAGTTGGATTTTCAGATAGGCCTACCCTGTACACTCTACCAAACTTGGATGGCAAAGTGTAAATCCTGGCCAACAAGTCCTCTTTAGTTACAATTCTTGTTTGTGCGTTTCTAGCAGGAGCAATCTGTGATCTTAGGAATTCTATATCAGGAGCATCTGCACCTCCTGTCGCTGCCCTTTCGTTTGTAACTTTAATACTCTGTCTAACTGAAAGTGCATCTGCAGGAGAAGGTGAATTTCTAAACTCCATAGAGAGATCTTGAATTGTTATAATTGTATTAGCATCAACATTATGCTTAAGCCCTCCACCGTATCGATAAGTTACGTCGATAGTTGTGTTTCTTGGAGAAATTCCTAAAGTTTGTGTCTCGATCAAAGAATTAGGATCTATGGAGAATCTAGACAATGTGTTTTTACCATAAAGATTTAGTGCCAATTCACTCTGATCATGTGCTATATCATCATCTAAAGCAAAAGAATTTCCACTTCCAAATCTAATAGTTGTACTGAATGTTGTTGGTGAGACATTGGCGACGTATCTTCTTGGTGCTGGTATCATTTCTAGTGTTTTAGAAACAAGATCATAATCTTCCACACTTTTATTATCAATAGCTTCAAATACTGTATCTTGACTCAAAGACTCAACTTCGTAGTATCTATTATTATCAGAGTCATACACACTTAATATCGAAGAGACGTCGGTATTACCTAATACTATTTCTCTGAACGGCACGTGAACATCTGGAATATTGAAGCTTTCGACTTCTTCAACTCCTGATATCACTTCGGCATTGACAGAAACTTTCCATGATGAAGGCTTTGAAGTTGTCGAATCATTCTCATTTACTTCTATTGAAGCATAAAGATTTCCGTCAGGCTTTATTTTTCCAAAGTCAATATCTTCTAGTAAGTTAAAAACAATTCCTGATTCAGACAAAAATGTTGTACCTTCTAGAACATGAGGCAGTGCACTAGTTTTTGGTCTATGAGCTGTTTCTCCATTTGTATCAACAAAAGTCTCGCTCGGGACTATCATTGATATTGTTACAGATGTTGAAGCCGGAGATGCACCCACTACTTTCACACCTGCATTTCTTAAGTGTGTAATGATATTTTCAAACTCTACGGCGCGAGTTGGATCCAATTCTCTGAACTGATGATCTAGATAATAAGACATGGTATCACCCACCGATGCGGCCATATCTACTAGCAAGCCGGCAACAGAAGGTTCTGAAAAATCTTTTATTCTGTCAGGAAAAAATATTTTTGCATGTTCTATTATTTGTTGGCGCAAAGACTCAAAATCCTTTGCCAAATAAGTCCGATTAGAACCTGCTCTTATTCTGTCTTTGATTCTTTTGGTCATTCTTTATCCTGCTGCATATATCAATGCTTCAACTCTTTGATTAAAAACCCTTAGACTTGGGACTGAATACGTCACGCTTACACCTATTTGTGCCAAAGATCCATCTTCGCTAGGCTTGCTAAAAGTCTCAAATGTCTCTAAGTTGATGTAAGGCATATATTTCTCTGTTGATCTAGAAATTCTCCTCTGTGCTTCCGTGTCTATGGCCTCTGTACCTAAATCAAAAGCAAGAGAGAGAAGATTAGCTCCAAAGTCATAAAGCATTATCCTGTCTCCATGATTAGTAGCTAACATATTTCTAAAATTATCTCTTATTTGCTTAGACAAATCAGTATGCATTTCAAATAAGTCAGAGTGAGAAGTACTTAAACGAATCGGAGTCATTATCCCAATGGGTGTGTCGATTCCTCTGTTTTTATTTCTATTTTGTCTAGACTCCTCAGTTGTTCCCACAGACTTGAAATCATAAACTTTTCTTTCTTGATCAGCCACGTCAACACCTCTGCAATAATTATGACACTGCTCCAGTTTATTAGAGTTGATCACTCACATGCAAATGAAATGTATGTAATTTTTAAAAAATGTGTAGGAGCCAGTAACCTGATCTATTAGTCTTCGACGGGTGGAGATCCCCATTTTGTGTCTGGGACTGGACTAGCAGAAGCAGCCAGGCCGACATATTTTCCTGTCTGAATCCATGAATCAAAGCGAGCTTCTGCGAGATCTGCTATTTGCTTTCCTACTGATTCCCCTTCTGGGTTTTCTTCGTTTGGCCCTTCTAGGGTCAAGCCCTTAAAGACCTCTGTTGCAGAATTATACGGACTGGATGGAGCTACGGCTGCAGTGGCAGGTAATGGAGTGTTGGACTTAGATACAACATCGGCGGCGGCTGCTGTGAGGGCGGCATCTAGTGCAGCAGGAAGCTGGGGAAGTGGGTCAGCGTCGGGTGGAAAAGCGGCTGTGAGGGTTTGAGTCAATAGTACTTCGGAGCCCTCAGATATTAGGCCGCCGGCGGTGGAAGGAGTAAGTGCATCTTTGAAAGCTGCTGCAAAAGCACCGCCCCACTTAGAAGCTACCGAAGCTCCGTCTGTTGGAAAACCTTCGAAGTCATCATAACCAGGGTCAATAAACTTTCGTAAGTCTGATGATAGTCCCACTATTTTGTTTTTCCTATCTTGCTCTTCGCAGTATCCCAGTCCTCAGCTGAATTTTCTGTGGCACCCCCAACAGAATGAGTCGTAGTGTTTCCTGCGGAGCTTCCATGGATGTGATCATTAAATTTTGTCTCTAGAGCTTTTATCATCGTTATAAGTTTGTCACCTAGAAGAATAGACTCAGTGGCATCTCGACCAAGAATGACTTGGGTTCCTTCGCCGTTTTGTCCGTCAGCATCTTCTCTTCCGTCACCGATGATAATCTTGGGGCCGTCGATCATAATAGAGCCATCAGGCTGTATCACGATAGTTGCTCTATCAGCGTCTCCTGCTCCCTCTTTGATTATCCTTATTGAACCATTAATTCCGTTGTCGGAGTCCTTACGTGCAATAATTCTAACTTGATCTGATTTAAAGATTACAGCTGAACTTTCCGGAGTGGGAGCGACTACAGTTCCTGCTTCTGGTTGGTCTGGGTAGCTCAAACCAAATAGAGTGTCAGGATCTGTCTTCATTGACATGTAAATTCTAGAGGCATCATGCAAAAAATCAGGGTCACCCTCTGGAGCATCTGATTGTGCTGATCCTTCTGGAGCTTTTGTATTGTCTAGGCCTGGGTTTTTATCTGTTTCAAAACTGTCTCTAGTGTTCTTGATGATTCTAGGGCGTGTATCTGCTGGAGGAACATCAACATTAGCTTCAGAACCATTGTGAACTCGACCCCTCCCTACAACAATGTCGATGGCACCCATACCTTCCGAAAGACCTGTAGATGATGCTTGATCATTTTCAGGAAACACATTGCTTTTTTTAGGATCAGGCCTTGTCGCACTTCCATATCCTCTTTCAGTCCCTAATATAATGGATGCATTATTAGATCCTTGGAGAGTTAAGTCTCCTGGGCGTTTGGAAAGTCTTGGGATTGGTTCGTAAACAATTGCATTTACAAAATTAGTTTCTTTGACTGTTGTTTCATAAGAATTAATTTTAGGAAGAGTAAATAAATCCGGGTTTATTCCTTTTTTATCAAGTTGTTCTAATGTAACATTATCAAAATCTTCTAAATCAGTTTCTCTATTGTCTATATCTACTCCATTAGGAAATCCTGGCACCAAGGAAATCACAGTATTTGGGTCGGGCAACTCATTTACACCTTGCTTTGTAGGCAATAATTTCCTGTCCCCATGTGTATAATTGATATCTTCGACATGATCAGGTTCATGTATTCTAGAAACCCAAAAAACTTTTCCGTTTGACTCTTGAAATCCCCAGACTTGTTCTCCTGGTTTTACAGGTAACGAAAAATGAGAAGAAAAGAAAGGATACATAATGGAATTATTATTTTCTAACTTACCGCTCCCACCAGCTATTAACTTTCCGATCACAGAATTTCTTGGTGATATTAGATAAGATTCATATTCTGTGCCTTCAGTTTGAACAAAAAATTCTCTATTTTCAATAGTCTCTGCCCACTCCTTAGCCTTTTCCCTAGGAAAAGTTGTGTCACTTAGAACTTCTAGAACAACATATCTTCTAAATGCTCCAATCTTCGGTTCTCTTAGAGACTTATAAATACTCATCAGTTGTCCATTATTTTGTCATACAGGTCGTCAGGGACAATTTTTTCTTCTTCTGACTGTGCTTTATTAACCAAGTCTGCTAGGCTCAAAATTTGATCATTAGACTTAGACATTCTTTCAAGATATTTTGACATTGTAGTTCCCATGGCAATGTGATCTGAAGCGCTATCTCCCATCGCTGTATAGGCTTCTGTAAAGAGTATTCCTGCTCTTTCTCTATCGCTTACTGCATTCTCATAAATTTCTTTCCAAAGAGATTTTCTTTTTTCATCAATCGAAGAAAGACCTGCAAGCATATCTCCAAAGTCTTTTACTTTCTGTTCTTTGTCTTTAACTTTCTCTAAAAGCCCTTTGATCTTGCCTTCGTTGCTTTTCATGTTGTCCTCTTAGAATATATCGTACATGTCAGGTTTTTTAGACATGGCTCTGTAGTGACGCCTTATTACAGACATAGACTTAGAAAGATACTTTTTGTCTAGTCCACTGATCTCTCTTATGTATAAAAGAACTGCTCTTTTATTTAAAAGTTCTAGATCGTCAATTGACTTAAAAAGAGTTTCTATGGCGTGAAGACATTTAATCTCGTTTTCGTTTGTGAGCTTCACTCGCATGTCTTCTAGAAGAATCATTATTTCCTTTTTTGATTGTTCTTTAGCCATCAGCTCATCTGGAGGAGGAACGTAATCGTAGTCTTCAAAAATAACTTTTTGTGATGCAGACATTCCGTGTGGATCGTCTATGCTGACATGCCTGTTTCTCCTCTTGAGATGTTTTCTAGTGTTTATAATGAACCAATTTTTTGCAACAACATTAAAATAAGAGAAAGCCTTAGTACCTCTGGATGGATCCCACTTATGAAGAGTCTCAAACATAAAAGAAACACAATCTACTTTTAGCTCATCAGAAGACATATAAGGAGACTTGAATCTGTATACAAATATTAGATTTTCAGCAAGTTTTTCAAATGCAGGTAAAATTTCTTTCTCATATATTACTTTCTTTTCTTCCGGGCACTCTTCATTACAGTACTTTACGATTGACTCTCCTGTCTCTTTTGTGAAATACATGTTTCTAGGAGTACCTGGTTTTCTTCTTATTTTTTTCTTACCCTTCATTTAGAACTTCTTCTTCCTCTTTTTGATTTTCTATCTTGTCGGTTAAATCGTATGCTACTGCCTCCAACGCGTCTCTAGTAGACTCGATATCTTTAAGAACCTTTCTCACTTCAGGACTATCGTAAAAGAGAGGTCTACTTAAAATCTCAGAAATACTCATATGTTTTTCTTCTATCACTTCTAACGATTCTTGAAGAGAATCTTGAACTCTAAGAACTGTTATTGCAAATCTCACACAGTAGTAAGTAGATACTACACTGTACAGAGAAAGCAACGTGATCAAAGTATAAACGAGCATTAGGACAAAAATTCTCCTAGGACTTCATCGTACCTTTCTATGATTTTATCGATGCTATAACCATCTCTTAATTTTCTACTCAAACCTTCAGCCCACTGAACGGGTAATGTACTTTTCTTATAGAAGTTTCTAATTTTATTTTTAAAGTCTTCTTCCTTGACTTCAGCCCACTTGGCTCCCGGGACAAATATATTATTGTCTACTTTATTAGGATGTACTTCTTTTAAATCATAGTCAAAAGATATCCATTTTCCTAAATTTAAGAACTCAGTGTGAGCAGACCAATTAGTTGCTAAAACAGGAAGACCTGCTGTTGCCGCTTCCAAAAAAGGCAACCCGAATCCCTCACCTCTTGTTGCGGATATAAAGGCTTTTATTTTTCTAGATTTATACAAAGAAGTCATGTCCTCGCGAGGCATTTCACCGTGTAAAAGATAAATTCTAGGAAAAGAATTATTTCCTAATTCCTCCTTGATCTTCTTGAGTAGTCTATCTGTAACAATCTTATCGAGCTCTGTGTCTCTTCCTTTGTTAGTTTTGATTACTAACCCTACGTCTTTTTCGCCTCTGAACTCCTCAACAAACCATTTAATCAAGTAGAAAAGATTTTTTCTGTCTGTTTCAGGTTCGTTTCCCGTAAGAACTCCAACAGTTAAGAAATTAAAAGAAGTAGGCAAACTTTCTATTTCTTCTAGGGGATTTATATTTTCTTCTACTAGCTCTTCATAGTATGATTCAGGAACAACTTCGATATCTGTTGTAGTTGACAAGCCATTAGACAAAAAAGTTTTTTTAGTAAATTCAGACGGAACTATTACTTTACTCATGTTCTGAACGTTTAAAGTTGTCCACGTAGGGTTACACGTCGTTGTTTCGACTCCGGCTGTCACCCCAACATTATATAGACCTAAATTTGGATCCCATTCGTTTGGAAGTTGACACTGGATTGTTACGTCATATTTTTTATCCGGATTAAATCTACAGTCTTCCTGAATTTGTCCGATTAGACCGCCCATGGTTTTTTGATTCAAATGCCATGGCGTATATCCCCAATTCAAAGGCTGAACGTCTATTTTCACATTTTTTGTTAGTAGGTATTTATAAATCTGTCTTGTATGCTCACCATATCCAGACTTTGAAAAAACAGGCCCTCTTAACAGTACATTTTTCATTTTATATTTCCTGTATTGTCCATCGCTTTTTGGGTTTTTCTTTAAAATCTAGAATTGCCTGCTCCATGGTTTTGTCCCAATCATCGATAGTTTTTTGAAAACCAAATTCAGAAAGTGCGTATTCTCTCGCTTTTCGTCCTAAGGCTTTTCTTTCTTCTCCTGGCATTTTATAAATCTTGTATATTGCTTCAGCTACATCATCTACACTAACATAATCTTCATAGATGTAAGGAACAGACTGTGATCCTACCAATGATTGACATGCAATTTCCAATGCAACTCCATTCTCAGATCCATCTCTATGATCGATAACTTGTCTAGTTAACCCACCCGTCTTTGCTGCAATTATTGGGTTTCCGCAATTCATTGCCTCCAGAGTCGCTAGGCCAAATCCTTCTGCATATGAAATGTTTAAACAAGCATCTGCCATATTGTGAAGAACATTCATTTTATCAAAGTCAATTCTGTCGTTTGAGAATACAATTGATTTTTGAATATTGAGCATGTTCGAAGTCTCTAAAAGGTGAGGACCTTCGACGTCTAAAGGATCAGTATGCATTAAAAGCTTAACTTTATCTTTCTCTTCATCAGAAAGTTTGTCCAAAAATATTTTCCAGGACCATAAAACGTCATTAGGTCTTTTCCTTCTAGCATTTCTGTTTACCCAAAAAAGAATAAAATCATCCTCAGATCCGGGACCTATTACGTTTCTTCTATATTCTTTTATTTGATTCTCAGGAAGAGGGAAAAATATGTTTTCTGGGAGAGAATGTGGAATGAAGTTGGTCTTCTCCGGATATCTTTCACTAACCATCTTGTAAGTCATATGAGAATGACAGTTTATTAAATCAGTTGCTTCATAGACAGGCTTATTAAACTCAGGAAATGGGTAATTGTCCCAAACATGCCAATACACTATTGGACATACTTGTCTAACTTCATCCTCTATCTCGTAAAGCCAAGTGAAAAATCTAGGATCAGTAAAAATAAAAAGAGCGTCAGGTTTTTCTGAAACGAGTGTCTGGAGAATCATATTTCGATCCCCAAATCCGTCTATAGGTTTTATTATGAAATCCGGATTGACTTGAACTATATCATAATTTGAGTGTTTTATTGCTGCTCCGAACTGTCTAAAAGTCCACTTACCCTTCTCTATCAATCCATTTAATAGAAATCGAGTTTGGCAACCGACTCCTGATGTACTTAGGGCATGATCTGATAAAACTAAAACTTTGTATTTTTTATTCATGTTCGAATATTACTTGATTTTTTTTCTTAGTAAAAATTCATGTGCAGTGATGTGTATCTTTAAACTCACAAAACTTGCATGCCTCTCTATTTTTTAAAAGAAGACCTGATTTTATTCCTTTTATTACACTTCTTACCATTTTTTGAGATTTTTCCATCGAAGTTGGTCCTGCTGAAACATTTATCAACTGCACACTCTTTTCAATAGGTGTTTTCTTCTTTAATAGAACAAACCCACAAGATATATCCCTGCTTCTTAGTTCCATTTTTTCAGACCAAAATGATTTGTATAACATCAGTTGGGCCTGCATAAGAAAGTCTTGTTGCTTTTCTCGAGACCATCCTCTTGGTGAAGATGTCTTCCAGTCTATGATCCACGCCTTCTTCTTTCCTTCTTTTTTAGAAAGTATAATAGCGTCTATGAATCCTTTAAACTTTTCACCGGAGACTCCTTTGATGTCCTCGTAAAGCTGGTGTTCTGCTTCTATAGACTTCCACTCTCCGAAATTTTCGTCCATGAAATCAGGAAGCCTTGTTAAACAGTTTTCAGCTGATTGTTTCCAGCTATCGACCTTATCATGTCTGTATTTCCAACCTTGCTTCTGTGCGTTTTCTGTTTGCTTCTTTATATATTGCTCAGAGTCGAAACCGTGTTCATCCCAGGCAGCTTGTATCTTGGCCTGGCAGCTGTTTATGTTCATCTCTCTGGTGTTGAGAAAGTCTTCGATTGCTTCATGTACTATTGTTCCATAATGAAGGTGCGGCGACTCTTCTTGAATTGATAGCTTGTCTATGTGTACTAATTTGTGACGCCACGGGCACTCTTTCCACATTTTAGCTTCTGAGAACGATATGTGAGGTTTTCCGGTTGGAAGAAGGGGTAGTGAGTTTTCTTTATTCAATTTTATCTCTCGTACAATTAATGCAATAAAATATAGGAAAACTAACTAAAAAGTTTAAGAATCTAGTCCCCACCATTCTAGGGTTTTTTCGAGTCCATCCCAAAAAAGAACACTTGGTTTGTACCCTAAGGTTTTTTGAGTTTCTGTGATATCCGCTTGAGTGTGCATGACATCTCCCAGTCTAAAAGGAGCTTTTTGAATTTTTATGTCTGGCTTCTTTGCTTTTAAAAATTCTAGAATTTCATTGTTTGTAACTCTTTCGCCGCATGCTACATTCAAACATTCTCCTCCGAATTTTTTCTTGGAATTCATGGAAAGGACATTTGCTTCCACAACATTATCGATGTAACACATGTCTCTTGACTGTTCACCCGTTCCGTCTTTTCTCAAAGGGAGATCGTTTTTAATCGCATGACACCAAGCAGACACTGCTGTTGAATAGGCAGATCCTCCAAATTGGCCCGGTCCAAACACATTAAAATATCTGAGTGAAACCATATCCACATCATAAAGCTCAGTTGACATTTTTATGTAGTCTTCTATTGCGGACTTGTGCCAAGCGTAGGGTGACTTAGGATCTTTTTCGCAATCGACAGGTGTTGGCAAGACTTCTGCACCTCCGTAAACTGATGAAGATGAAGAGAATATAAGTCTTTTGACTTTGCCCAATACAGCACTATGCACAAGCATCACAGACTTCATTACGTTATTTTCTGTTGTTTCAACTGGATTTTCAACTGAATATAAAACGCGTGGTACGGCAGCAATGTGAAAAACAAAGTCAAATTCAGATGACGCTACTCTCTCTAATATTTTAGGATCTGCATAACAGCTCTCAACATATTCTACCTCTTTGTTTCTTTCAACTATTTCTTTCCAATCATCTCGGGAGGAAGAAAGATCGTCGACAACAACGATCTTGCAATCTTTTTTTAATCGCTCGACTAAATTTGACCCAATAAACCCAAGACCACCGGTGATCAATACTTTTTTCATTTTTCTCCTAATAAGAAAGAATCATATCTTCTAGACTACGTGTGGGTTTCCACCCTAAATCTTTTGTAGTTAGATTTATATCAGCTAAAGTTTCTCTGACCTCTGCGGGTCTTTCGTCGATTTTTTTGACATCTTTACCAATCATTCTAGCGACTTCGTTTATTGAATAATTTTTTCCGGATCCGACGTTGTATATGTTGAAACTATTTTTACTTTTTGATTTTGATGACAGGATATTGGCCTCGACTACATCGTCAATGTATGTGAAGTCTCTTCGCTGATCTCCATCTCCAACTACAGTCATGGGTTTTCCTTCCCTGCACTGACGTTTAAAAAGCCCTATCACCGGAGCGTATTGACCTTTCACAGGTTCTCTTGGTCCGTATACATTAAAGTACCTCAGTACGTCTGTAGATAGTCCATAGTTCTGACTATACAACTTACATATTTGTTCACCCATCCACTTTGACATTGAATAAGGATTTAAACAATCAGTAGGCATATTCGGCAAGAAAGGTATTGGATTCTGGTGTCCATACAAGGAGCTTGTCCCTGAGTATATCACTTTCTTTACTCCGTTTTGTCTGGACCACTCTAAAACTCTTTGTGTTCCTACAACATTTACTTCGAAACAATTATTAGGAGATCCTATTGTAGGTTGTATTCTGCTTCTTGCTGCTAGGTGAAAAACAAATTTAGAATTTTCAAAAACTTGATGACAATCGCTTCGAAATATGTCGAGCTCGTGATATAAAGCTCTTCTGTTGTAGTAAAATTCTTCATTTTCTGGAGCAGAAAGATCATCTATTACATGAACTTCATAGCCTTCATTGACCAGCCTATCGACTATGTGACTTCCAATAAACCCACAACCACCAGTTACAACAGCCTTAGTCATCTGAAACTGCTCTTCCTTTCATTTTTTCCCAATCTTTATTAGTTCTAACTTTTTGGTTAAACTCTTGAATATTTTCTAGAAATTGGCAATCTACGTCACTTTGATTTCCAAAATATATCATCGCTGCCAAATCTTTAGGAAAACAGTGTCCGCCAAAACCTCGATCTCCGTCTGGGCCCGGCACTAAGAGATGCGTGTTTCCAATTCTTTTGTCATATAAAGCATACTCACAGA